CCAAGAAGCCGAGTAAATATCGTTCTTGGTTGAATCGCAGTCCTTTTACGGATTTCGATGATTTGGAGGTTACGCGGCTCAAGTCAGGTCCCGAATATCAAGAGATCTTGGTTGACTGAAATAGGAAACCACAATGGCTAAGGGCAGATTCAAAGATGCGGAGTTCGATTTGGCGAACAGCCAAGGGAATATCGAAACATGGGAGAAGGTAGCGATCGCTGCGCTCTACGATATTCGCGATGAGCTGAAAACGCTCAATCGTTTGCTGAGCTGTCCAAACTTCATCGAGATACCTTCCATCCTGCGTGAGATTCGTAGGAACACCCGGAAGAAGCCAAAGGTCAGGGCGAAGGGTAAGCCGAAGCTGCGTGTCGTCGGTGGGTCAAAGTCTTAGTTGATCGCAGACAATGACTGACGACTTTTTAACCGATGAGCAAGTAGAGAAGCTGACAGGCAAGCGACGTCTGTCGGCTCAGATCCGTAATCTTCAAGATCGCGGCATCCCCCATGATGTGAATGGTGCGGGCGAGCTCCTAGTGCTGTGGTCGGTCGTCGAGGCTAAGATGGGAATCGAGCGGCCGACCGAAGCCGTGCCGGAACCCAACTTTGGAGCGATGTATGGGTCGTCTGCGGCGTAAGCACAAGCATCTCCCGCCCAGGATGTCTCTCGATAATGGAACGTTCTACTGGCGCCCGTATGTCGATGGAAAGCAAAAGCGCATTCCAATCGGCAAGACCTACGCCGATGCGATCGTCGAGTATGGAAAGCTCGAGGCGAAGAAGGCAGAACCGCCCCGCACCATCGAAGCGCTAATCAAGAAGTTCTTGGCGGACGAAAGGCAGGAGCGTGCAAAGGCCACGCAAAAGAACTATGAAATTTGGGGGCGCCAGCTCATCAAAGGCTTTGGACATATGAAGCCTCATCAAGTGCAGGGCCAGCATGCGGCGCGATTGCTCGACGAGCATCCGAAGCGCGTCACGGCGCAGCGACTCGTCGGTCTACTCTCGAATGTCCTGAACTACGGCATTCGCATCGGCTGGATGCCGGGACCTAATCCGCTCTACGGCATGGACAAAGGGCCGCGCGCTAAGCGCAAGCGCTACATCACCGATGCTGAATGGGCCGCCATCCTGGGGAAGTCTCCCGTCTGGCTGCAGTATTTCTTACGCATGGCCTACCTGACTGCGTTGCGCAAGTCCGACCTGATCGGACTGCGTTGGTCGTGCGTGAAAGAGGATGGCGTGCATGTGCAAATCCAGAAGACCAAGGCTGCACTCGTGTTCGACCGCGGCGAAGAGATGGAGGCTATTTTGGATGGCCTGAAGCACTTGCGATGTCGAGTGGTGGGACTGCATGTGTTCAGCACTCGCCACGGCAAGCCATACGACTACAGCACAGTAATGCGGAAGTACAAGCAGGCGTGTGCCGCGGCCGGCGTGGAAGGCGTAACGCTGCATGACATCCGCCGCAAGCGCCTCACCGACATCGAGCGCAAGCATGGGCTTCAGCTTGCCCAGCGCATTGCGGCCCATACCGATCCGCGTACGACGCAGGGCTATATTGTCACTCAAGAAGTGCGTGTATCTTTGCCTTCCGTGGCACAATCGACAGGCGGATAAGACAGACTGTCTAATCCGATAATTTACGACTGCAATGAAATCAAGTGCTTATATGCGTGGAATCTGTCACGAACACAGGGTTGGAAGGTTACGCTAAGTGCGCAATGTTCAACGTGAAACATTCGTTTTCGTTGGCACAACGAATAAGACAGATCGTCACCCAAGCTATTGATTGCCAGCTATCAATCCTGCTGAAAAGACAGAGGTAATCATGAACACACTCACGATCCCCGAAGCAGCCAAAAAGTACGGCCTAGACATGAAGCGCCTACGTGGCGTTGTGTGGCGCGAGAATTGTACCGGCGAGCTTGAACTGCCGATCGGGTGCTTTGTCGAGGACAAGGTGTACGACGATTGGCGCCTGGCTCAGTATGCCGAATCAGTCCGAGTTCAAAGCTGAAGGCGACCTATGAAATGCCTTAGTAGCCAATCAGCTGAACTGAAGCCATACGGCTGGTGGAACAGCGGCCGTCTTTGGTATTGCTTCGTCGATGTGGACGGCCGCAGGGTATCTGGAGCAGGCAAGACAAAGGACGAAGCGATCGCGGATGCTTTGAAGGATGCCAAGAGGCATGCCGGCAAGAGAATGCAGTCTAAATCGGGAGCGGATCACAGTGAATGAAAATCGCTACTTATTCAGCTTCACTCTCGCGGAGGCAGATCAGCTAGCCGCCTATGCGCAGGATCGTGATCAAGGGGCTACTGCCGGCTGGTACTTCGGGAATCGCGAAGTCTTCGAGGCTAGGCATAAGCGAATCCTTGAAGAGCTGGACCTACAGCGGCAAATCCCCAAAGAGAGAAAAGCTCCCAACACAGAAGGTAACTTGTGAAGCCCTTAATTATTTCGCCGATGCTCGATGTACGGATGGTGGACGGACAGGTTCAATTCTACGCGCGAGCCAATCCTAACTGCGCTATAGGCCTCAGCTCACTGGAGGAAGGCGAAGAGCTAATAATTCGCAGAAATGATGCTTCGATGCTGATCGCGTTTGTGCGGTCACAGTCCAGCGCAGGAGATGAGGCGTGATGGAAAAGATCTATGTGCATCCAGGCGAGTGGTGCGATTATCCGGGGCATGGAAGGGAGTTGATGTATCGCGCCTCAGACGTCCAGGCGCGCATAGCAGAGCTTGAGGCTGAGCGCGACAAGTGGCGCGAGCGAGCGTTAAAGTTTATTGATGGCGGTCCGTTGCTGCGCTATCAAACTCAATTGGAAGGTCCTGGGCCAAAGGCGTGACTATTTAGACTCTCTTCTAACTCAGGAGCCAAGCATGAATGACCAAGAATTCCTTGCTGAAGTGCGCCGCATTTTACAGAGCGTAGGTGATGAGCGCGCCCTAAAACAGGAGTTATGGTCGGCAGCTTTCCGATGGACATATCCAGGAGCCACCATCGAATTCCCGTCATCCGGCGCAGGCGGTCAGAGCGCCGTGGAATGGTCTTTCTGCGGCGGCGGCGGAGATGGCGGCAAAGCATCCATCACAGATTAGGGATCAATAATGCAATATCTAATGATTGCCCTATGGATTGCTGCGCTGCTTGCCGTTGGGAACGCGCTAGGTAATTATTTGTCAGGCGTAGTTGAGTTTCGCGATTGGCGCTGGCCGTGGCATTAAGTTCTAACTCAACACTCAAAGCTGCGGCTTGAGCTCGACAATAAGGGCGTCTAGCCGGTCGGCGTTGCGGGTGCATTCTGCGTCCGCATCCGCAAATATTCTTGCTTTCTCTGCATCGCTTTCCGTTCCGCTGGCTGTAGTAGGTCTGGCGTTACCTGAGGCTTGATTCGCTGCACGATCACGGGCGGCGCAGTCGGCTTTGTCGGCTGAGAACAGCCGCTGATAGCGAATGACAGCCAGATCACGCTCGGTAGCCGTCTGATCATTCTTTGCAAAGAGTTCACTCATCACCTCAGAATTGTGTTGGTTGCGATCGTTGGCTTCGCGTAGCTGATCCTCGACGGCCTTTCTGGCTGCGGCCTCACCTTCGGCTCTCTGCTTCCAGTTCTCGGCTACTAGCGCGTCGTATTGCGTCTGCCAGTGAATTGAGCCGAAGTGCCAGCCGACGGCAACCAATGCCGCAGCGGCGATCGCATAGCCTGCGATCTTCAGATAGAGCGTGTAGGGCGTGAAGTTCATGGCTTCTGATTCGCCTGCAGTGCTCGATAGCCCACCGCCAGCGCGCAGGCGAGCTGTACCGCAGCGAAAGGCTTGGCACCGATGAGCGTCTTAAGAGGATCGGCGATGCCCGAGAGGTCAACGACTGCCAACAGACCGATGACGGTTGCTAGTGTCTTCTGCCCATGATTCAGCCAAAAAGCTTTTAGTGCGTTCATGTCGGCCATACCTCGAACTTCAAAAGATTCACTACTTCCACACCACGTTGTCCCACCTGTCGATACCACAGGCTATCGACCAGCTCGTCTCCAGCGTCTTGCCAGTTATTGGCGGCCATCGCCGAGATGAACTTGGTGAACTGCCTAAACTTGCCGGGACCCATGTTGAACATCAGATCAATGCAGGCCGCCTTACGCGCATCCGATAGGCTCAGGAACCACGGATAGATAGCGCACGCGTCCCAGGCGATATTGATATCGTTCTGCAGCAACACATCCACTTCGTTCGGATGCAGACCGACATCATCAAGATTCCGCCCGGCGCCGATCGTGAGCTTGCCAACGGTGTCCCTGTATGGCTTGAGACGCACGCCCTCGTGACGCTTCAACAGATCTTGAACATTCACTGCGGCGGCCTCCAGCCATGCGACAGCAAAAACAAGTACACGGCACCCGCAAATATCGCCATGCCGATCCAGCGTAACGACCACTTGCCGAAATCAGCCGCGCGCTCATTCAGCCATTCTTTGATCGCTTCCTTAACGGCGTCCTTCATTTCGTCGCGATCTAGACGCTCGTAGTCCACTGGCTCGCCAGGGCGTGTATCTGGTCCGTTCATGAGAGAGGCCAAAGAATAGTGGTATCTACAGTCAGACCCTTGGTCCCAGCGTTGGTAAAGCCAGTCGCGGAAAATGCATTGATTGCCGTACCGCAGAAAAAGGTGATTGTTCCTGTGGATGCAATCTGCGCGAGTGCCATCGTTACAGCGCCATTGTTCGTGACATAGCACACCACCGTTCTATTTGCAGTCGGTGTGTATTCAGCCGGAATCCCCGTCATCGTCATGGCTGTGGTATTCGATGTTCCGGTGAGCGGATCAAATACCGTCATTCCCGCTAGATTGCCGGTTCTAAAGAACGACACACGACCAGAAACACCCGCCGTACAACCGGTGATATTGATCGAGCCCTGCAATACGCTGTTGAGCGTTGCGACATTACGCAGTGCCGAAGCCGCACCATAGTTCGCCTCTAAGAATTGGCTTTGACCCACCTGTGAGATAACAGGCGCCTGCACTGCCAGCGATTGAAGCTGCGCAGACTCGGGTCCCGTCAGTGTTGCGCCTGTATTGCTAATCCAGACTGGAATGTTCCCTGATCCCGTAAAGGTTGATTGGGAACTGACGTTATAGAGAATTGGACGGCGCTCAACCCCGGCATTCTGTGGGTAATCACGCAGTTGAATGATGCCTTGTTGTACTGTGGCGGATGAGGTAGCGGTCCCAGAGAGTCCACCTGTCCAAGTCGCGGTCGTTGCGTTGTTGGTGAGTGTAACTACGCGGCTATCACCATTACTGAATGCAACCGTATAAGATCCGGTCGGATGCGTCCAAACACTCGTTAAGGTCGCAGAAGTTGCGCCTCCGGAGAGTGAGCCAGTGAAGGTGAGCGTAACGAGTGAGTTCAGTTCGCAGTTAATACCATCGACGACCGTCGCCGTCATGTCCGCACCGGACCCGGCAGCGCCTAGTCCAAAGATTGCTAGTGCGCCATTGTTGCCGCTAATGTGCGTAAAGCGACTGTCATAGACAGAGCAACCCCCGCCCACATCGAACCAGTAATCAGTAATCCCCGCGCCGTAGAAATCATGGACTGTCGTGCGCGCAAAGCTATTACCGCTTGAAGTCGTGAAGCTGATGCCGCTCTTGCAGGACACCGCGCCGCAGCCAATGAAATGATTGTTCTCGCACCACGAAACCGTATTTCTTAGGCCAAAGGCCGAGCCGCTCGTGAAGCTATGCCCGAAGCAATTGATGAATCTGGCAACGCTCGTATCACTACAACGAACACCACCACTTCCGGATGCGGTGCCGTAGATATTGAGCCCATAGACCGTGAGGAGCGGTCCGTAATACGCGGAGGAGGTATTGGGGGACGTGAATTCAATGGCCCACCCCGAACCCGCAAACGAGATCTTTGCACCATATGCCCAGATCGTAGCGCCCAGCGTCGTGACATTTGCGCCCGGACTCGTGGTCAATGATTTGGTAACGGTCGCCGCGAGCGAATACGAACCAGGCGGGATCGTTGCAACACCGCCGCTCTTGTTTAGGAGCACGTCCAGCATCTGCGAGAGCGCAGTATCAATGTTGCCACTACCGCTCCAGTAGCGAAGCAGGTTGAGTTCAGGATAGTAATAATTCGTCGGCGTGACGCCCGCGGCGATCTCGGCGGCGGTCCTGATTTGTGTGGGCTGAAGTGCAGGACTCAGTAGCTGGAAATTCGGATTGATATACTCAAAGTCATATACGCCACCCACCTGTAATTCCCCGCCAGAGAGTGCAGCGCCGTTCTGCAGGGTGATGTTCTTAATGCCTAGTGTGTTGTAGTTAAGCGTTGATGCGCCGGTATTCGTGTTGGCGATCTTGACCGAAATACGCAGTCCATCGACATAGGCAGGAACAGAGATCGCGGTCAGCACCGCGTAGGCATTCGTCGATCCAGTATCGGGCGCGTAGTTCGCGGATGCGAGAATCGCGCTCGGATTGATGTTATTGACGGTCCATATCGGATTTGTCGGCGGGTCTGTATCGTTCGCAGGCGCGAGCGTAAATGTGTAGGACTGACCCTGTATCAACCAGCAGTCGCATTCGCCTCGATAGTCGAGTTGAATCGGATTGGTGTTCGGATTCGAGGTAGATGAGTCTTTGTAGGTCGTCGCTTTTGTCGTTGTGTTTGATAGGTAGGTGAAGAGTTGCGCGCCGACGGCTGGGTTGTTGTTGTTGTCTCGGAAGGCTAGTTTAGGGAGCGGCGATAGGATCGTCATACCGAATATGAAAACGAAATTGTAAACGGCAATCCTTTTGTTCCAGTGTTTGTGAATCCACCTGGATTGCAGTTCTTGGTAAACGATATTGTTGTTGTCGTAATCTGTACTCCAGCTCCAGAGAACAGATTTGCCCCACCATCAGTGAGACATGGAATACTGATGACCCCAGATGTACTCAAGGGCAACAAATATGCAGGGATTCCGCCTAAACTGAGGAAAATGTTGTTGCTCGTCCCTGAGAAGAATGCGACCGTCATGAAGACGATATTTCCAACCTTAATCCAAAATACAGTGGTGTTCACCGAAACCGTAAAATCAGATGAAGTCGCAACAAATGATCCCTTAGTAATCGATGGAGTCAGGAGATAGAAAAAACCTGCTTTATAAAACATCTGTATTGGCTGATTCGCTACCAATTCATTAGCAATTAGAGCACTTCCGTCGCCATTCAAAATACTGACAGCCCCAAGAGAATTGACGTTGATCGTAGAGGCGCTTGTATTTGTATGCGATGGAATCCAAATAATGACTATTCCATCTGTGTAGGCAGAAAAGTTGGCAGCAAAGGTAATTACATATGCATTAGCGATCCCAGTATCGACGCCACCATATAGAGAGATAAGCTGCGAGCTTGCGAGATTGTCAACCGTCCATATAGGATTGGTCGGTGGATCGGTGTCGGTGGAAGGCGATAGCGTGAACTTGTAGGCGGTATTAGGCGGAATCCAGCAGTTACATTCGCCTCGATAATCCAACACGATTGGGTTCGAATTTGGCGTCAGTCCTGTTGAGTCTGTATAAGTTGTAAGCTTTGTCGTTGACCCGGCCTGATAGGTAAAAAGCTTGCCGGACACGAGCGGGTTGTTGTTGTTGTCGGTAAAGCGTAACTTTGGTTGTGGTGCAAGCGTTTCAGTGGTCATTTAAATGGGCGGAATTCTTTACCTGCTGGGATACATGCTCGGTGTCTCCCGACGAATCGGTGAGCCAAAGCGAGCCTTTAAGCGCTTTCTAAAGAAAGCACTTCGTAGAAAAGACATGGGAGACATTTAAGGCTGCGGCGTTTCTGGCATGACTGCGCGCGATTGAGCAGCTTTCATCGCGGCCTTATTAGCCATTCCTTTTGCAATCCGAGCGCCGGCAACATCTCCCGCCGCCGCTCCTAGCGATGCGCCTCCTGGACCGCCAAGCCAACCGCCTACTGCGCTGCCACCCATTGCAATTCCGCGATGCAGATAGCTAGGCACTGCGCCAGTTTTGCTCAGGTTTATAGCTTGTGCGTATGCGCCAGGATAGCCAGCAGGTACGCGCAGCAATTTTCCAGCTTCATTTAGCGTGTAGAGCCGATTCAGTAATTCCGGCTTATCTGCAAATACAACATTGAGTCTGGCACTGTTGCCCTTTAGGAACTGATTGACACCTTTGCTATTCCATTGCGTCTGCTGGCTCTCGCCAATGTTATGCAGACGTTGCGCAAAGTGCGACTGAATAGCAGAGAGCGCATCTTGTGCTTGTGGCTCAAGCTCTCCCTTTACGCCGCGCAGGGTTGTCATGACGTGCTCAAGTTGCTCTGGCGGCATGGTCTCAAGCGTTTGCATAACCTTATCGGATGATACCGTGCGATTGATGCCATTCGGTCCGCTACTATCGATGAGTCTCGCAATCCCTTTGGGGTTATCCAAAGTGGCACCGCGCTCAGTACGCAACTGACGCGCCGATTGATAGATATCAGAGCCCGCATCTTTGGTGACATCATCATCCAATGCATTCTTGAGCTTAGAGACTAGCTTGGAGTTCTGCGGCGACCACTCATCATTTAAATATTTTCGAATGGTCTCGGCCTGCTGAATGCTTGCCGTCACATTACCGTTTTCATCAACCACCTTAAGTTTCTTAAGGTAGGCATTGAGACCAGAACGTAGCCCTAAACGGTCCTGATTGGTCATCAGGGAATCATCGCCGAGTATTTCCTGGAAGCTTTTAAGCTCTGTAGGAACTCCCTGAGCGCGCTGATCTGCGGCCTTATAGAGATCACCTATACGCTTATTGTAGTTTTCCGAGAGTGACTCCAAGGCACCCGTGACGGATTCACCGCGTGCAATGGTTTCACTTTGCGTATCTCCGGCAATGCCGCCGGTTTTCTCCACGGTCTGCGCTGCGTAATTGCGCAAGGCATTGCGTTCGTTATCGAGCAGTCCTTTTGCAAATCTGCCAGGCTCGGTGTCTAGCTTGGTGAGCTCATAGTCAGTGGCCGCGGCGAGCGGATCACCAGTCACAGCGCTCTGTCTATGCGGAAGCTCATCAAGTCCTATTTCATGCAATACACGCGTGCGCCGTAATTGCTCGGCTGAATCAAGCGCGCTGCCGGCCTCGGCAATCGCAGGTTCAGCGAAGGGTGCATTGGGCGCTCCAGCCGTCTCGGGCACAGGAACATCGCCAGGCTTAGCATAGAGAGGCTCTTCTACTGGGGCTGCCGGCTCATCTTGCATGGCCTTACTGCCGCGGCGCATTCCGTAGAAAGCCGCAATGGCATCGGGCGCGACTCGAGCGGCGGTTGAGACAATCGGCGGCAATCCTAACCTCTCCGAGGCATCGCCCAATTTCTGGCCGGCGACATCCGGCCAGTTGAGCGGGTTCCATGGAGAATCGAGGACCTTCGTTGTTACCTCAGCCGCCCTGCCAGCCGGGCGATAGGCCATACGATCATGCGTTGCCTCAACATCACTGGCCGCATGTTCTGCGCCTTTGCCGGTTGCTAGGTCATATAGTCCTCGATAGCCTCCCACAATTCCGGCTGCAGTGCCTTTGACGACATGCGCAATAGCCGCACCGATCGGTGTGTCATCATCAGTGGGATTGCGTGTGCGCTCCATCTCAGCTTCACCGGGCCATCCAGTCGACGGCCGGCCATCCGGGAGCGTTTTCGCCACTACAACAGGAGCGGGAGGAGCGGCGAAGAAGTCATCACGAGATGCTGGAACTTCTTCAGTAGAGAAGAAGTCCTCGCGGGGATCGCTCATTCTGGCAACTCGCCATTCTCAAGCTTGCGCAAATTGGCGCTCTTTTTCTTGAGATCTGCCATCGCCTTCGGTCCGATATCTTTCTTGAGTATGGCAAGCTCCTCTGTATCGCCGCGCTTAATCGCATTTTCCACCATAAAAATACGCGGGTCGAAGTTCTCAGCCCATGCGCTCCGGAAGGCTTGATACTTGCTAGCATCTTGATTAGAACCAACGCCCACAGCTCTATCCAGTCCCTTACGGAACTGACCAGCAGCCGTATTTAATGCATCGCCCAATATGATCTTGGTCTGCAATGCTTTCGGCGTGTACCCAGTGTTGCCGGTGAGACTCTGCGAGCTCGCCATGCCGGCGTTGGTATTCGGCAGTCCCATCGCGGTTGCATTGATCGCCGCTTGGCGATCGAGATAGGCGCCGATCGTTTGATAGTCAGACGATGCGTTCGTGCCGAATGGCGCGCCCAAAGCGCCCATCACGTGGTGCCAGGTTTCAGTGCCTGGACCTGTCGCCGTATCTTTCGAGAGCTTCAACAACTGATCGTTGATGTGCGAGTTTAGGCCAACTTGATCGCCAGCCTGGCGAGCGCTCTCAATGTTATGTGTGACTTGTTCTTGATCTGCAGTCTTTTGCACAAAGCGCGGCGCGGTCGACGTTTGCTTAGGGGATGTACCCTCGCCGATCGGAGCCACTGTATTGGTGTTTGGATCGAGCCTAAATTGGCGACCATTTGCATCGGTAAGTACGCCAGGCGTAAGCGGTGGCAATTCTTTCTTGATTGGCGATCCTGATGGAGTAAATGCGCCGGTTTGAGGCTGAACCGCACCAGGTTGAATCGAAGCGCCAGTGTCGATGCTAGCAGTTTGCGGCGTGGCAAGCCCCTGCGGACCAACAGTTGATGATGGCGGCAGAATGACACGACCGAAGCTGATAAGCTTCTGCTTTGTCACCTCCATTGGCTCTTGCGGGTTTAAATGCGACAGCATCGCATCGACGAACTTCGCTGATTTTGGATTCTGTTCTTTCAGCAAATCAGCAGCATCAACGATATCTCCATAGGTTGCTTTTTGGTTTGTTGCCACCGATGAAAGTGCTGAATTTGCATCCTCCCGCATAGAGCGGTTTAGATCTTGCGCGGCCTTACTTACTTCAAGCTGCGCCTTAAATCCTTGCATAATAGGCGCAACATAAAGACCGTTGGTCTTGGGTGCAGCCTTCTGGATTAGAGGAATGGCTTTCGCTGGATCAATGACGCCGTTTTCATCCAAGATCCCATATTGCTGAGGATTCTGAAGAATCGAGGTTGCGGCATTTCGCTCCTGCATATCCTGCTGTGCCTGTTGAGCGCCAGCCTGTTCGGTTTGCTGTTGATACTGTCCAGTCTGCAATACCTGCTGCTGCCGCTTAATGCCAAGGAGCGAAGAGATATTCTGCAGCGTATCGCCAGCGCTCGGAGCATGCGCCTGTAGCGGGATAGAGCCGTCGATGGGCATTAGGTATTACCCGTTGCAGCTACTGTAGAAGTTGGCTGTTTCATGATCTGATTCAGATACGAGTAAGTCGCAAGATTGCTACCCAACTGACCTATTGCATTTCCAGTCGCTACATCAGCACCCGCGCGTGCATTGCCGGCACCAACGATGTTGGCACCGATATTCGCGCCAGTATTCACCGCCTGCTGACCTACGCCAGCCGCTGCATTCTGGCCGCGATTGGCGATGTCAGAGAGCCGCTGGAAGATATTGCCTTGCTGCGTTTCAAAGCGATTGAACGCGTTGTTGTATTCACCAGATGCATAGTCCTGGTTGTAGCCAAGCAGCGACTTGATGGCTGCGCCCGACATCGAGCCGGTCGAGGCCGCAGCGCTATTTGTGAGTGCCGTATTACCCTGCTGCAATCTGAATCCATAACCGGGATCTACGTTCTGAAGAAACTGCTGAGGTCCGAATAATTGGGTCAAGTAACCGGCTGGGAGTCCAGTTCCAGAAACGCCGCCAGGCGTACCGGATGGGGCGCTTGGTCCACCAGCCGTGAGCATTTGATGCATCGTTCCATCTGGACTCATTGTCCAGCCGGAATTTGTATTACCACCACTAGAAGTTGGGTTTTGTTGATGGTACTGAGACATCGCTTGCTCAAGCTGAGTGGCAAGCGATGACGGATCTGAACGGGATGTGTAACCCGTCCCGAACTGCTGCTGATGCCGCGCCAGCACTGTATCCCATGCATATTTGTATGCTGGGTCGCTGTTATACAGCGATGGATTCATTGTCGGAACGCCATTGACGCCAGTGAACAAATCATTCACCTGCGCGTTCTGCGCAGAATCCTGGGGATTACCAAGTCCAAGCAATTGTGAGAGCGCAGAGCTTGCGGCTTGTCCCTGAACCACGAAAGGTCGCTGTAACGCGGCAGAGTAATTGAACATTCCCTGTTGCGTATTGCTAGCCCGATTGGCAGCTCCTTCTTGAGCATTGGCAGCCTGATTAGATGAATAGATGGATGCGCCTGCACCTAGTACTGCCGCACCAGCCGCAACCCAGCCCACTGGCATTACTGCTCTCCTGCAATGCAAATAATAAGTGTCATGCGATCCTCGTCCGAATCATTGATGACCCAATGCAATCTGGAATTATCGAACCAATACACAGAGCCAGGACGCGCCGATAAAGCAATGCCCTCGACATGAAACGCTTGCTTCTGTGCCGCTGTAATCTGCACCGCATACTTCTGATAGGTGCGCGCGTGCCAGCCGATATCAATATGCTCATAGCACTTCGTATGCGCTGGGATTTTGGTGATTAATACCATTCCGAGCGCTCCGCCGATCTTCTCCTGAAGCTCAAGCGCAATGCGCTTTGCACTCGGCAAAACTTCAGCCGATGTCCACCATACAGGCGTGTGCTCGTCGTTGAATGCGTGCCGATCCCCAGCGTAGTTCTCGCGAGCGTTGTAGCGGACAAAGATATCCGAGAGTTCACGATGCGGTGATTGCGGGTGATTCGTCCGCAAGTCAAAGTCATCCCACAATTCAGGATGAGCATCAAGTTCCATTTTTAGTGGCTCGACATCGAACCGATAGGGCAGAAGCTCAATTCCAGCTTGCACTTAGCGGATTCCGAAGATGTGGACGATTGCTGAAATATCTATATACGTCGCGCTCAATATGCATCTCTGTCATAAGTGCCGCTCGCTCTCTATCGAATGGAGTTCCAACGATTGCCACCCAGAGAGACTCTAGGTAATCCACATCGTTTAATCCATTTGCATAGATCGTGTGAGCTACAGGGATATCGCATAGCCGTTCGTATTCCTTGCGCGCATCGAACGTTACGCCGAACTTGTCACTTGAGCGCTGAATCTCCACAGGATCTCGATACAGCATGAAATAGTGCGCATCCGGCAACATTTCTAATACCGCTTCATAGCTGCGATATGCACCGGTATCGATGGCGCCAACGACCGGTTCGGGACGCGCGGCCATACGATCCACGAGGCTTACTTCATCCCCTAGCGGTTCATGGAAACAAAAGCTATCGGCACTCGATAGAAACAAAGACAGCCACGCGCTTCTTGAGCGCGGCAATGAGAAAATGAAAAACTTCATTCAAAGAAAATATTCGCAATGACATCACCAGCACCGGGCGCGGTGTTGTCGGTATCTGCCGCCAGGTTGGTCACAGCTATCCATAATCCTTTCGAAAAGCTCGGGCCGCTTGCGTATTCCTGTTCCTTGCCATTGGTTGCGAGAATGACAATAGTGAGAGTCGGGACAGTCGTTCCAACCGTTGGCGCAATATCTGAGTCATACAGCTTTACATAGCGAGCTGCAGCATTGACGTTGTTTAGGTTCCAACCGGTGATGGTAACGCCGCTTGCAGAACAGATCTGCACCGGAGTTGTATTCGCCGCTGATACAAAGTGAAATTTCTTGGAAGCCATGGCGTTCCTCTAAGGAGCAAACACGACAGTAGGGATGACCGTGTAGGTGATTTTGATGTAATCGAGAGAAAACATTGGAAACATTCCCGCCGTCTGTCCTGTCGAGTAATAAGTAGATCCGTCGCGACTGAATGCGATCTGGCTCACCGTTCCGCCAGAGACGATCAACGAGCCATTCGATGGAGCCTGATACACACACGGGGAAGCAGTAGGCGTTACAACTTTAAGTGCAGCGCCCTGACCTCCCAGCTGCGAATATTGCTTGCTGAAATAGCGATACCACTCACTTCCCATCGGATTCGATGTAACAGGAATGTTCTGCGCCGGGATGCGATAACTCATGATGCGTCCAGCGTGGCGCCCACCACATCTCTATTTACGGCAGCCGAGATACTCACGTCATAAGCACGCGCTCGGGCTTTTCCTAGGCGCCGCTTGATTGCTCGGTTACGAGCCTGGCCAATCTTGCCAATCGGAACCTGGTGCTGATTGCTTTGCCCTTCCTCATCGATCCACGACAGCATGATGTATGGATCTACGTCCTGAACATTGCCTGATGAAAGGCCAACACCAGGGGAAAATTCAATCTGCAAAAAATGGTGCGAGATGCGTTCGCGTGCTCCACCATCCCACACATAGGGCGTGACGCGCCTCGCAATCAATGGCTGACCCGCATCTGTGTAGTAGTTGCGGGACATTACATAGACATTGCCGTTTTGATAATCACCGACAATTCGCACATTGGCGAAGTTCACGTAGCAATTGCTACGATGGCGATGATATATGCCACCCACGGGATCGTACGACAGCCGCTGATGCCACATCTTTGTCGAGCCGTCATACACCCACGTGACATCTGCCGTTGGGAAGGTAATCACATAGAAGCCGTGACCCTCTTCCTGATAGGTGTATGCAAAAGCATCCGAGACTTGCGGGTATTGCGAAATTGCATGCTCGATCGCACGCGTGGAAATAGTCTCGTACTGATATCCCTTTGTCTTAATAATCACGTTCTGACCGCGCTCCGAGAAGCCCAGCCAGATCAGATCGTCATCCATGCGCGCGATCGTATGGATTGCCGAGCATCCCACTTGGATCGTCGCACCATCGATACGCGAGAACGGAAATAAGGTCCCGCCAGCGTCATACCATGGCTGAGCAGTGCGCTCACTCACTAGCCACAGTTCACGCTTACTCTCAATCAACGTTATCAAGTTGTCACTTGAACCATCATTGAGCGCAAAGAACGTGGGATTGAAGCAGATCCCATAATTTGTAGACGTATAAAACGTCTGTGAATTCGGCTTGTTGAAGATCAGCCAACCATCTATGAAAGCGATCTTGTTAGCGCCTAAGAATCCCGGGTCAGTGATCTGCCCGAATTGCGGAATATTGAGAGTGATCTGGTCATTCGCATTCGTACCCGTAGCTGCCGCCGACATCGTGGCGCCCGGGGTATTGAAGTTGATCGCTGTAAGCGTCGTGCCGCCGGGAATGAATCCCGAACTATCGGTCAATGTTACCGATGGCGAGATAATCAGCCCAGAAGGCAACGGGGCCGGGAATGTAATCGCGGTGCTTGTATTCGAGACGCCGCCCGAATATGTGACGGTTCCAGCGCCTGCGATGCGGTAGTAGTAGCAGTAGGGTCCATCGACAATGATGGCGTAGCCGCCCGCACCATTATCCCTAATGCAAACCTGTCCATTGTTAGTTAGCAGCGTTCCCACTTGCGTGACGCTGAACTGCGGAATGCTGGTCTGCGTCGCAGGTACAGTAACCGTCATCACATAGCACTTGTTCTGTGCCACGAAAATCGCCTGAGTATTTCCAGGCAGCACCCAAGCACCGCGCACTTCCGCATTCGCAAGCAGCGTAGTGATTGTAAATAGCCCAGGACATCCTAAGAGTGCAATCACCGAGCCTTTCGAGGTAGGTCCACCGCCCTGCGGTTCGCCCTTGGAATTGAGCGACTGTGACACTTCCGGATACCAATTCACGCACACTTGCCGGTCTTGGTAGATATCAGGCGCGCTATACGCCTGCCCTACAAAACCAAAGTCAGCGCCCACTGGTTGTAAAGCCTCCATGCATAATCCAGCCCGCATCATTGAATCGACCGCGTGGCGTATCAAAGGCAGCTTGCGGTGTCGGCACAGCATTCAATGCCTTAAGCGCCGCCTTGCTTTCCTTGGCAGCCATCGAAAGTGCTGGAGTAATGGGCCTGTTGTATTCAGGGGCTAGCTCGAGCGCGAGATTCCATTTGAGAGCTCGTACATAGCCCTGCGGCAAACTGACCGCCGTATTAGTGGTTGCAAAGCTTGAGAAGATATCGTCACACCATAAGTGCAACGATCCGGCCTGACTAGGATTAGGAAAGAAATAGAGCGATGCTAAAGGAAAATCAGCATTGAGATAAAAGCAAGTTGGCCATGGCCCTGCGACGCTCTTAAAGCCAATCGCCGTATATTCGTCGTTGCTGATCTCCTCCATGGGATAGTCAAGGCCAGTTCCACCCGTCGTAATGCGTGTGAACGCATTCGTGATACGCAAAGGCCGTGGAATCTTGAAATTACCTGGAATCGTATAAGTGAACTGCTGCGGAGTGGCGACCGTCACGGACGCATTTGCCGACATCGTGACCGTGCCGGCGCCTGAATTCACTGCAATAATCGTAGTACCCGCAGGCACACCAGCCGCTGCCGTTACATCGCTTGCAAGCGATGCGGTAGCGCTTGGCACGACCCCTGATGGAACAGTGACGCCAGAGATGGTTGGAGAACCACTTGCCAGCGTTCCCGTAAACGTGCCGCCTACGTAGTTTCCAACGGTGTACTGGTATTGTCCCGCCACGAATGGCAGCACATATTCGTTATTGTTATAGACAGTCAGGTGTTCGTTCGACCAGGTTTCAAGCAGGTCATTAAGCGTATCAAGTGCATCCTGAGCATCGACAGCGGCAAGCGGCTCACCAGGTGCATACGAGTTGATACGCTTTAATGCACTGGTAATGATGTCAAGAGCTGTGGTCATATCGTAAGTAAGATCAGCGCTAAAAACACTGTGCCGCCCAATCGAATCATTGAGAGTCCCATCGCATAAAAGGGCACCGCCGTGGATACAACAGCGCCAGATTGACTCGCTGCGAATCCCATGTTCATGACCCAAGCAAGCATTACGAGCCCACTCCCATTAACATCAGTTGTTGCTGAGTAGAGCCACCACCGCCGCCCGGCGTATACACAATGACGATGATGCCTTGCGTACCGGCGCCGCCGGCAGTGTTTGCTGCAGCAAATGCAGCACCGCCGCCGCCTGCGCTGTAATTACCACCAGGGCCACCCGCAGCTGTTCCACCGCCACCGGCACCACCGCCACCTGAACCGTGCGTCGCATCCCATTCGGTTCCGTTGCCGCCTGTTCCACCGACGCCTGTGCCGCCAGTTCCACCTGCGCCGCCCGATGTAACATCGCCCTGGCCGCCGTTCGCACCGTTATTGCTGTTGCCACCCGTTGCGCCAGCGTTGCCATCACCATGCGATCCAGCAGCGCCACCGCCGCCTGCACCACCGTTTAAGGTATCGCTGGAGCCACCACCCGCACCGCCAGAATTCTTTGTCGAACCGACGCCACTTGTTTTGTTGCCACCCGCGCCGCCGGTCAGGCTATTAAGCGCAGCACCTGAGCCGCCTTTTGCTCCGCAACTTGATGCGGCGAGATTCGCGCCATTGAACCAGGTATCTCCACCATTGCCGCCCGAGGCTCCGCTGGTGCCTGTGCCTGCGGCACCGATGGCAATCGTGGCTCCATTGGATGCGCTGACAGTTAGAGCTTTGCTATAGCCGCCGCCGCCGCCGCCGGAAGCATCGCTCGATGCGGCAGTAGTACCTGAGCCGCCGCCACCACCACCGATGACTTCGACCGTATCGGCAGTGCCCGGCCAATCACCCGGCGCCGTAAACGTCGACCCCGATAGGATGAATATCGTGGTGGACATTAGACCGGCTTAGGCAACGTCGCGGGTGCCACGAAGATATTAGGTGGCGTGAATGTCCATGTTTGATCTGCGGTAGCGTGCGCAACGAGCGTGCAATTAGGGACTGCATCTCCGCAAGACGGGTCAGCGATTAGCGAGCCGATAATGTTGTTGTTTGCATCAATGATGCAGTAGCGATCATTCGCGGGCGTTTTGCCGGTGAGCGTCGTTACCGCTGACTGCCAAGCGGCAAGCGTATCGGCCCCGCTGCCTTGCTTGTTGTAAACCATCACGGCCTCGCCAGCGCCAGCCTTAGCTTGTGCGAGGAATGCGATTACATTTGGAACGATTGCGTTTGGATCGATGACACGGCGTACGCGACCTGTGGCGACGCTATAGACAATCGCCTGAATGGTCACTTGTAACCTAGCAGCGCACTGACTTCGTTTGCCGCAACTGAAGTGTTGTCATTGAGCGCAACACCCGCCGTAATTGCATAGGTGATGCCGGTTCCCATTGCAATCCCCTTATCGATATTGATCGCGATGCCGGCACCGGCTGTATTTCCGGGAATGACAAACTGAAAATCTGCGTTGGTCGTGCCCATCGTCACGCCCGCAGAAGTGTTATTGAAAATCTTCAGATATCTCGCAGCAGCGTTCGTGTTGGTGACCACCACCGTAAACAATTGACCAGCGCTGCCCTTGGCCTGCGTCTTGTTGTTACTTGCCGCCGAAAGCACATAGCTGAAGGAAAGACCTCCTGAAGTTCCAGGCGTATCAGTCACGAGCCATGGCGTCGTATTCGCTGTATTGCCTGGTTGTACCGTCCATGTGCCAGACTGAATCGCTGGCTGACCATTCGACATGGTCGGCTGATCGGTCGCGAGCACGACCCTGAGCGTGCCTGCAGACTTGTTTCCAGAGTTAGTGTCGGTCGTCGTTCCCGCGAGCTGCGCCACATTGACTGATTGATTCGCTGAGAGCGACCAAGCGCCGGACTGCGTTGCAGCTACCGTGCCTGAAACAGGCTGTGTCGCCTGCCAGAACGTGCCGCTAACAGGCTGCGTGACTGCAGAGCCATCGATTCGCAGCGCGCCAGCCGTCGTGAGCGACAGCGGATTACTTTGTGCCGTCGTATAGGTTGGCGCAGCTGTGGTAACCGCCCCCAGCGCCAATCCACCCTTCTGGCCGGATGTCGTAGAGCCCTGCGCGACCTGTAGCCCGGTGACACTCGCATCGAGCGCAAGCGTACCTGTTGTTCCGATGTTGGCCGTAACCGCCCAAGTCCCTGACTGCGTGACACCACCAATAACATTGGCACCCGCAGGCAATGCGCCCGTCTGCACAACCGGTAGTGCATTCGATGCTGATACCTGAACAGGTGCGGCACCTGCGACCGAAAATCCAATCTTGACGATCTGATAATCGACCGCCGTTACAGTGTCAGTGCCGAGGGTTGCGCCACCCGTACCGGCATTAAGCGTAATGTTTGACATTAGCTTCTGAGACTGGCCGGGATCTCAGTTGGTAATGCTGGTCTGAACTCATCAGGAGATAAGGCCAATTCCTCGGGAATGCGAATACGATCAGCCATCGGCCAATGAGTGCTCGTATTTGGCATGTAGTTGCCATTCACATCAAGCGGACGAACGCCAAACTTGCCATCGCTTTTTTGATGATCCAAAACGCCCACACGGCCATCGACCAAGATCACCACAAAAGTCTGATGACCCAATGGTCGATTAACGACTGCAGAAGCGGCGAATTCAGCTCGAGTCCAAAATGACTTGAGCCACGCGATAAACTTATACATTAGTAATCACCGCTATTTTCTGCCCGGAAGTCACGCCGAAATACTCGGTCTGGTTGGCGGCGAGGCGCTTGTTTGTTGTGGTTGCCGTCGGATTGGTTCCTATAGCAACTGAGCAAATGGCATCAACATGCACACGAATGAATGTCGTTGATGCATTGAAAGCACCGCTTTGCGTCGATGAGCCCGCAATCGCAACCGTCTGCTCAGCGACCACCGGCTCCTGTGGTGCCTGTCCGGCCATTCGCGTTGAGCCCAGAGCATGCAGCACATTCGCAATGGCTGAATATTCAGCCACGTATAGCGTTGCCATTTAGAGCAGAGAAGTGGGCAGCGTGATGTTCTCTGGACGATCGACATTCACGAGATAAATCTCACCTGCCGTTGGCACAATGCCACCGCCAGTATTGTTGCTGAAGGTAACGGCAAGCGTATCGGTCGCACTTACTCGAGCGTTAACGATCCCCAAGCCAGCCTGCGTCGTTGGCTTCGTCACATTGACGAAATCACCAACCAATAGACCGCGAACGGTAAAGGTTTGCTCCGCCGTGGTATTTGCACCAACAGAAGCGGGCGAAAGTGGTACACCGAGCAGCGCAGAGAACACCAGGTTCCCACGAACCACATTAGTTGAAGGCATGTTTTCACTCCAAAAGAAAGGGGGCCGAAGCCCCCTATGTGGTTAGTTGCTAGTAATAGCCGCAGGCAGGGATGACAACGTGCCCGGCGTCACTGAGGCGCTCTGAATAAAGCGCGCGACAGTAATTAACCAAGTACCTGATGGCGGCGTGACTGAGCCTGCAGTTGGATTGACAAATTGCACATAGAATTTGTCATTAACCGCCGTATCGACGCGATACCCGGAAATACCGACGCCTGCAGTCATGCTTGGCGGACTAATCGCTAAGATCACATCGCCGGCCAGAATGCCGGTCGCTGCAGTGGCCTGAGATGCGCCATTTGATCCGAATGATTGTTCCGCAGTCGTAATGGTCGCGACCGCAAGCGGCGTCATTGACACCGCAATCGTTTGAATGAATTGATGCGTACTACGTGGCGCTTCGGTATTGACTGTCGAAACCGAGGCCGGTCCTGGATTTGCCATGATTGATATCTCCTAAAGATTAGCCCATGACTCGGCAGGCGAGCTCGGGGTAGAGGGGGGCCCAGCCATACAGAACATCGACACGTGCAGGAAGCGCATCGTTGTTGATGGTGTACTGCCGAACAAAGCGCATCGTCATGCCGCCGTTTTTGTCGGTTGCACGTGCTGCCATATCCACGCCCGTAGGCATCAACAAGTCAGCCATCGCGAGGGTGAAGCTGTTCTTATGCAGCACAATATTCTGCGGACTCACAGCGCCTGCAGTACCGACCACGGTGATGTTTGCGGAGGCTGTGATACCTGCGCCACCCGCAACGAACACGTTCTGGAACTGTCCGCCGTAGATCGGCGCCGGGAAGATATCGACCGAGAGCAAGCCAGCACCTGAAGTGAAGGTGCCAGGCGAACCCAAGCCCTGATAGGTCGTCGATTGCGCAGCGGTTGCGCCGTTGGACGGCAATACAACGAACTGACGCAGACGATTCGAGCCCCATACGCCGCGATTTTGCGGGTTAACCGCATACACGCCAGCAATGGTGAACACATCACCCACGTTCAATGCATTGACGCCGTTAGACCAGCCCTTGGTATTCAGCACATAGTGCGAAGCCCAGCCAGAGGCCAGACCAGGTGTTGGCGATGCCGATGCTGATTGTGGCGAGCCGCCCTGAGCGCCCACGGTATAAGCGACCACGTTCTGGTCCATATACCAATCGAGGCCGAGGGTATTTTTACCCAGCAGTCCGCTCTGGAACATGCCAGCGACCGCTGCTTGTGGATTGAAGAGGCCCTTGAGTGCATCCGCCATCGAAGCTTGTGTCCAGGGGTCCAACAGAATCGCTCGCTGACCATCACGCGGGGCCGCTTCGCTATCGAGTACTGCACCCGCCTGGAGAAAGGAGAGGGCTGAGGTTGGCGCATTACCAGGAACGCCAATTGCATTCGCAATATTCTGATACAGCGTAACCTGCCCATCGCGATCGATCTTATTCGCAACAGTGGCTTCCGCGGGCATGATGATGCGGTCTTGATATTCATCGATGCTCAACGTCAGATCCTGAGTCGTGAACTGCGTATCGACGTGGAACTGCGTGGTAAGCGTGACAGGAATGAAGGTCTCATTCGTGTCTTCAACGTTCAGCGCAGGTCCCGTCGTACCGATATAACGAGGCGGTTTGCGCACATTGACGGTTGCGCCAATTTTGGCGCCAGCCACCGCGAAACGATCGTCGTATTCGCGCGTGACTTGGCCTGCAGTTGTGAGCTTGTTCTGCAGCACCATAAGGTGCCGGTTCGTAATTTGACTTGTGGTCAGTAAAGTATTAGCCATGGTGAGAGATTCCTAATGCGTGTTAGTGAACTCCCCGCTTGCGCGCCTGCTCGGCCAAATAGATGGCTTTCTCCTCTTCGAAAGTCCGTTGTCCTGGATCTTTCTCGATGGGAGAGGAGGCATTTCTTAGCGGGGTGATGGGTTCTGGGGCTTTGGAGCGCTCAATGGAGCCATTTACCTTGGGCTCGGGCGTTTCCGCCTTCACTTCGGTTTTTTTTTCCAGTTGAGTCTCTAATTTGCCGATGGCCGCAATGGCCTTGATCGGCGAGAGCTTGTTTAGCTTCTCAAGCTCTTCAGGATGCGTCGCAAAGTGATATGCCAAGCGTGCGCTTTGATCTGATTCCGAGATGGCGGTCAAAATATGACCTGCTGCCGGAAATTCGGCGGCTTCTAACACCTCGATAGCATCTGGAATCTCTTCAGCTAGTTTTTCAACTGCTGCTCGAAACTCACGAGCGCGTGTGTTTTCTGCCTCTCTCGATCGAATCTGCGCTTGCTCAGCTTCCCAAGCTTTGCGTTCCTGTTTGACAGTCCAGGTGGTCAGTGCCTTTGCGTATTTGATCGCATCTTCGAAGTCTTCAGGCTTGGGTTCCGCGTCTTCTTTCGGAGCTTCCACGGGTTTGGCCCGCGCTAATTGCTCTTCGAGATCACGTGCGCGCTTCTCGGCGGCTAATCGCAGGTTGTATTCGTTCTGAGCAAACTCATCCGATTCCTTGGCCTTTCGGGTGAGTTCATCAATACGAGGTTGAACCGGCTTCGGCTGCTTTCGCTCGCGCTTGCCTTCAGCATCGACTTCTGGATCTTTAGGCGCTGCCTCAATCTTATCCTCTCCCGATCCAACGATCGGCACAGGCTCAACAGCCGCCTTCTCTTTCAAATACGAATTGGCAAGTTCACTCTGGTCTATCACTTCAATCGCCATGGATTACTCCACGAATACAAGCCCCTGACGCGCTCAGGTAACGGGCAATAGGATCTCCATCTCGCTGGATGCCATCCCAGCAAGACGCTACAAATTCAATCGGTGATTACTGGACCGTTTCGGTCTTGACGCCCTTATTGATCAGGGCTTTCGCGGCTTGTTTGTCGTGCTCTGCTTCAACATGAGTGTTGAGCAATGAGCCTGCGACCTGTATTTCAGCCACATCGCGCTTCGTGACCGAATTAACTTCGACCTCATGCATCCAGCCTTCGAAGTCGCGCTTCGAATTGGCGTCATCGGTCTTAGCTTTAAGACCTGCCTTTTCGCGCTCCACTGCCATCCAGCCGTGCTCAATGCCTTGCTTGGTCTTAAGCTCGAGTTCGAGCGCCATAGCGTGTTTCTGCATCTGATCGAGCTGCTGTTGCAGACTCTTGATGAGCATTTGCGCTTGCGGTGGAACGTCAGATTGTTTATCGATCTGCGACATTGGATTGGCAGCCGCCAATCGGTCGGCAATATCGCTTGCACCATTGACATCCAATTGTCTAACAACGACATCATCAGCCACCGCGGCAATCTTCTTGCCTAATTCAGTGCTCAAGAGGCCCAACAGTGTCTCCGAGCCCTCCTGGCGTTTAGTCTGATAACCAGGGCCCGTATCCATCACAACATCGTAATAGCCCACAGTGATATCATTCTTGACCTTGATGACCCCCTGCGTGACCGGATCAATCTGCTTTTCATTCAGCACCGCCGACTGAGGTAACCCATCCTCGCCGATGATGCGGATCATGCGCTGCGTGTCGTAAATCTTTGGAATGAGATCCAACAGAATGCAGCCAGTGAAACAAATGGAGCGCGTCTGGTTGTCGTAGAAATCGAAGTGACTGATATCCGACATCGCTTGACGCTGACGTATTGCGCGGCCCGAGATCACCTCGCCCTGCTTATCCATGCCAGGCTCTTGCGACATGCCGGCAACTGCAAGCAAGTCATGCTCCGCACCCTGCGCGGCGGTTGCCATGCCTGATTCAATCGGTACAGGCGCTTGTCTCTGCGGCGGCGGCAATAGCTCGCCATTCGTGCCCGTGACGGGCTTATAAGTGAGCCGCGAATAGGTCGCCTGGTTAGCGCTGTCCCATTCTTGTTCGTAGCCCTCGGCCTGACCTTCGGCCATCAACCATGGTGCTTTAGGCGCCAGCGCATAGCGCTCTGTTTCCGTCGTGCGCCAGTAGTTGTACATGCGGGCCGGATCTTTGAGCTGACGCACCATGCCCTGCCGCATGATCTTGCCTTCGATGTTCAGGCGTCGGCCCTCGCATCGAACGACCGGAATGTATTTTCCCGCCCACTCCTTTTTCTCAAGAACCTTTGCGCAGTTGAGCTTGAACCATTCCACCTTGCGCTTGAACGAGGAGCGAGAAATCTGCTTACCATCCTTATCGGTGGCGATTTGATAGCCACTGGCTTGCATGCTCTCAGCCGATGGCAGATCAGATGCAAAGCGAGTGCTGCCGTCGCTCATCTGATAGAGCGTCTCAGGCTTTTGCACAATGCGAAAATACTCTGCAATGCGTACATGAGTGATCTGACTGCCATTTCGGCTCACCCATTCGGCTGGCGCATCTCCCAATCCCGCTAACTCGATGCCGCTGTCATAGCCCTGACCGCGTGCGTCATCGATCTTCATCATATCCGTCACGACAACCCATTGAGCATCTGACCCATCGGGGCTAATCGCAGCGGGGTCCATGTATACCGTGAATTGATTCGAGATCTCATCCAGATAGATCTCTTGATCGAAGGAACGGTCCTCGACATACTTCGTGCAAACGCGCCAGTAGCCCCAGCCGCCACGTACGGCGCATTCAGCGCCCGTGTCATAGGCCAGGTCAGCAGAGCTCGAGCTATTGTTCTCGATGTGCCTAATAAGGCCCTGGATTACCTCGGCGGTCTTTAGGTCGGCTCCATCGTTGATCGGATGGACCTTAATACGCGGTCGCTGCTGCCTCAGGTTGTTACACACCCGGCGCACAAAAGTGTCGGTGTGATTGATCGTGAGCATGGGACGATTGAGACCACGGGAGCGAATGGCCGCATCATCCCACTGCTCATTCCCTTCAATGTTCAGGGAGAACTTGATGTCGTCAACAGCATTCTGGCGGTTCGTACTCTCGGCATCAATCGCAATCCGCAGTCGTTCCATGCACTCGTCAATGATCGACTGATTCGATTCGCTCACGACAAGGGCATCAGCTTTTGAACTGACCAGCCGCGAAAATGCGCTGCATTAGAGCTGCGCCAAAATATCGCTCTCTGCATCCAGCCGAACTCATCCGTGTTGATGCGATAGGCCCATGCGTAAGAAGGAAGGCGAATGATCAGTTGGTAATATCGACCGTTCTTACCAGGAACATTCATCCAGTTTAACCAACGCGCCTTTGCGACAGCACTGTAATAAGTTCCCTCAACATACTCAGCCTTGGCCTCAATCCAACGACAAATGTTGTCGAGTATGAGCTTGATGATAATAGCCGCGCTCATGTCATCCACGAGCCAGCGCCCACCGGCGCCTGTCGATGCACTTTCACAGGCTTAACGATCGCAAATCGCTTCATCATCATGGCATAACGGGTTGCTGAGAGCAGATCGTCATTCGATTTCACTATGAGGCCATCTTTCCTGTGAAACAGATTGAATTCTTCGAACCAGTCGCGCAGATGAGAAAACACCTGCAAGCGCCCAGTATTCATGCGATCCAGCATCTCCATTACGCCAGCCTCAAGGCCATTCGTGCCGTCTTCAAACGTTGCACGCTGTGGCATAAGCTTTAATCCCTGAGATCTATATTGAGCCGCTAGCTGCTCGCCTGAGCCCTTATCGTGCTGCAAACCATCGTGCGGCCAGCTCCATGGCAACCATTCGCCCCAGGGCTTCACAGTGCCTGCAAACATCAACGGCGTTTGTGCTTTAGCCCGATGAGTGGCAGTGATGTAGAGGACATCGGTGTCTCTATCCCACGCCATTCGCACCGCGGCGCTCGGATGATCCCAGCCGAAGTCAATGCCGCAGAGTTGCGGCCAATGCGCAGGGATCTCGAACGCCTTGCAAGTGATGTCCTCCTCATCAAGCGGGAAGACTCGGCCACTACCGAGCTGCGGTATGCCTTTGGTGCGGGCATCGCGCTCGAATGCGGGATAGCTCGCGATGATTGCAGTGCGCTGTTCCGGTGAGTAATGCGCTACATCGTCAATCGTCATTTGGGTCACGTGCGTGCCCGGAACCTTGTCCAATAGGAAGCGCTTGACGACTTCGGACATGCCCAAGAGCGGCGTGAAGGTCGTAAACACCATGCCGCCAGTCGCATTAGTGCGCGTTAAACCTTCGGTGTACACATCAAGGGGCGGCTCCTCATCGAACCACACAAGGTCCAATGTCTCGCCCTGCCACTTCTCACGGCCTTTCTCGTAAGACTTAAGGCCAATATGCGATACACCACCGCTTGCATGTCTTACGGTGATCGAGTCCTGTAGATCAGGCTGACCACGCGCAGGGGTGACATCGATCAGCGCATCTTTAGGAATTGCGCCCGTGCCGAACTCATTTGGACGACCCAGCAAAATACGCTGTGGATTATCGCGGGTGGACTCGCCTGTGATACCTGCTATCCAACCGATGATCGGCTTATCGAAACGCCTGCCTTTCCACCAATCGGGATAACGACCCGTGGCATGCATCGCATATTCAAAGCCAGCCGCTAGCGTCTTGCCTAATTGGTTGCCCGCCATTAGCAGGCGTTCGCGGTACTCAGCACCCGCGGCGTGAAAGTCGTCCTGCTTATTGTACGGTTGGTAGCTCGAGAGCTTGTTCTCGGCTTCCCGCTTCGCCAGTTCCGCTTTGATCGCCTTGGCTAGCGAGATAGCTTGTGAGGGCGTTAAGGGCTGCAATCAGTTCCTCGGTCGCCATGTCTTCCATGGGCCGCTTCAGTTCGATCTCTTTGGGACACAGCGCCGCAATCGCTTTGATGTAGGCTGCTGGATTATCTTTGCGGCAATTCTCAATCGCTTTCTTGCCGTGCGTATCAAAGTCTTCGGCAAGCTTGTTGAGGAATGCCGCTGTGAGTCGTGTACGCGCGGCAACTGGACGACCGCCAGGGTTGCCTGACTGTCCAGGCTTCCATTGCGTTTCTTTGGGGGGCGGGGGAGCTGCCATTGCCGTGTTACTGAGGCTCGACAATTCCGCAGACATCCGCTTCCTGACAGATCACATGCACCTCCGTGCCGATGACGATCTGCGGGAAGTCGTAGCCGTTTAGCTCCAGGCCTCCGAGCTCGACCACATCTCCCACTTTCACTTCCGTGGGAATGACTCGACCGGTCTCGCCTACCTTGTAGGTTTCGCCCTTGAGGTCTTTGTAGTAGCGCTTCTGATACGCGCCAGGGCCGACAGCAATAACCTCACCGCGTAATGGCTTTCGCTCATCACCTGCAATAAAGATGATTTTGCTTGGAGTCCAGTTCAGTGGTTTGACCACGATGCGATCACGCAATGGGCGAATTGTAGCGCCAGCATCCACCCAATCATTGCGCTTGCGCTCTATGCGCACACCACTTGTGCTCATGCTTTCCTCTGCTTGCGATATTCCGCAAAGGTGCGGCGCTTTGGCGCGGGCTTGCTCGCAGGCTTAAGCATTCGGCTGATGAAGTCAGCCAGTGTTTCAGTCTTGGGTTGGGTCATTGGATAAAAGCCACGCTTCGCCGCCTATCACGTATTTGTGGCGCTAAATAGCATTGCGGGTGGTGGCTGCTGTGAATAGATTCCAGCAGTAATAATTGTGCTCTGAAAAGACATAACATCAAGTTAATTTGTGAGCCGGGCATAGACAAACCACTGTGCTGCCTCCAGTCGGTTGCGATATTTGCTCGTACTCATGCGGCAGTCTCGAGCTTTAAGTGGGAAAGGCTGCCAGGTGGTGTAATAGCAGATGATGACGAGCCTGAGCGTTTCGGGCATCTTCGCTAGTATCTTGTCGATTTCGGCAACGGGTGCTGGCATCTCAATCGGCGGCTTGCCTGCCGAGCCAGCGCCGAGCGGACCATATTCGACGATACGGGCTAGTAGCGTCTCTGCCGGCCAGCCCATCTCCTGACCAACCTTGCCGCGCCAGCGCGCCCACTCTTCTAAGCGCCAATCCACTTCCTTGGGTACGCCATTACGCAATGTTCTATTTTCAGACATACCCATCACTGCACTCATGTTGAACCCTTGCAATGTTGATTCATCGGTAGCGCCACTCCAGCAAGCGATCGGCCCAAATACGCAAGCTCTCAATTGAGCAAATGACATGCAATTGAATCTCCTGCAATGTGCTCCATTGCCCTTTGAACAGGTATTCGCGCTGCTTGCCCACTACTGCCACCGCCATTCGCCGAGATAGGCTTTGGTGGCCTCGATTGCCGCCTCTGTGGTGCGACAGACAACCACCCAATAACCCGCATCATTCAACTGCTGATGAGCGACCTTTTGCGTATCGGCCACGAATCCTTTTGCGCTTTTGAACTCAATGCGCATACCGTGATAGTCGCCACGCGGAATATCGATGTTCACATCCGGCATTCCAGGCGTTAATCCCTCGCGCTTGAATTTGAGCGCCGCAGGCATGCTCTTGCTCGAGCCATTCGGTACTGCGTAGATCAGCTTGCAGTATGGATATTGCAGACGCACCCAATCGAAATACGCGCATTGGATCTCGTGCTCCGTTGGCGTAAAGGGTCGCTTACGGTGAATGCGATCGATGTCGACGCCG